TTTGCACATAGTGCATACACCTTTAAGGCAAGTGTGGCCCTGTGACTTTAATAGTCACAAACAAAAACGGGTGAATGAAGGACCTGATCTCTCCAATAACTCTGATTGAGGTTATGGAAATCTGGTCTCTCCATCAAAATATCTCCAAGTTGCCTAAGAGAACTATACATTATGTTTATATACTTATTCCAAATCTCAGGAGAGTGGAGTGACAATTCTCTATAAAAGAAATTTACACAATCCACAAATACTTTATTATACAACGGACCTTTCTTAGACCAGTAGGGCGTCGACATTAGAGTCTCTAAGGATAGAGCTCCCATGTATTTACCTTGAGGAGCACACCACACAAAAGTTCTTTTTAAGAAGGAAACTGACGATATATCACGCCAGCCCCCCAATTCTCCCTTAGTGTCAGATGTCATTTGAAAACCTAATTCGGCGACTTTTTCTGCTATACGGACAGGAGTAAACACCTCCAATATGCCCTTTCGGGCAGAATAAGTATTATCGTCTCCCAATACAACTAAAACAACATCCTTATTAAAGGACGCAGATCTCAGCAGCTTAGGAACCAATGAGAAATAAGAATACCTGAGTAACAACATATTGGTTAAACAATTCACTATTAGAGTTAAATATGAACCAGAAGGTAAAGATCCCTCCATTTCATAAATATCTCCTAAAAACGTGATCTTGGCATTAATAACCTCAAGGAAAATAGTGTGTCTGGCTTCAGAATGTTTTGTAAGACCCTGAAGTTCGTACCAATTTTGAATTACTTCTAAAGCTTTAAGCATAACAACAGGATTGTTCGATGCATCAAATGCACTATAATCTGCTGAATCAACCTTAGCTTCAGACCTGTTTTCATAAAGAGACGTTAACTTCAAATAAAGTGAGTGCCACGCCTCATATGGATTAAGAGTTGAAGCATTCTCTTTATCTAGACAATTGGTGAAGAAATATTCCACGAACTGTCCGAAAAGCATTTTAGTGACTATAAACAGTGCAAATGGCGTCCCGCAATACGGGCGCACCTTTCCATATAAAACTTTCAAAAAAGATAAAACCTCATCTTTCAGGCTCAAACAGTATATAAAATCGTGTCTATAGCCCCTATTAGCGTCCTCTATTATTTTATAACATTCAGATTCCAATTTCTGATAAGTCTCCAGATCATTATCTTCACTAAGAGGTAAAATTCTATTTTTAATCTTCTTATCAGTAAATTTCAGAGGATATCCTGCAGACGTGGATGTAGGTATTGAAGATCTGTTAGCTATCAAAGGGTTACCATACAGGGCCTCACGAAAAGGCACCAAATCCTCAGTAAAATAATCCTCACCAGGACTCAACGTCAATTTAAGATCCACAGTGGCCTCCTCTAAAACATTCTCATCATAATTGAGAGGTCTATGGTAATATTTACTTAAAGCTACTTTAAGAGGATCGATATCATCATGTACATAACACTTAGCTGGTTGCTTGGGAGGAACTGGAAAATCCGTCCTAGCTAAAGGTGATCTTACGATTCTACTCGTCGCATAAGGAGTATGAACGAATTCGGCCTTTCCGATCTTCTTAATTAGAGATAGAGATCCATTCTGTAAAACAGCACCATCTTCTTCAGAATTAGAGTGCAAAACTTCCTGGAGTTCACTAATCATTTGCTGCGTCACAATACCTGCGTAGGCATTTCTAACAGAATAAGACCTAGCCGTACCTGCTACATGTATGCCTACTATCCTACGAGACTGCAAACGTGTATCCCTAACATAAAGTGGAACACCGCAATCTCCTTGTACAGAATCTGCAATGTAATGTATACCTCTAGACATTTTTAAGACCTTAAAATCTAATTTATCTAATCTCGCTTCAGATAGAAATGCTCTCTTCCCTTGTGAGTTGAGATATACCATTACCGATAAGCCTGAAGATAACATACACTGCACATCTTCATCAGTGACAAAATTCTTAAGTATATCTTTCTTCTTGAAAGCCAATGGAGGTACGTCAACCATTAGTAGGTGTTCCCCATTGTCATTTAAAACCGCCATATTGGCAAAGAAAGTATCGCCACTAAGCTCTCGAAAGAACTCTCCTTTACTAATTATGACCTGCAACTCACCATAAGCTTCAGCTCCCTCCTTGTATTTATCGAGAAAGTGTAACGGCATTAAAATATCCGAGCTATTGATAAATATTACAGACCCCATATTGATTTCTACCTCATCATTTACAAAAGACAAATCGAAAACGTTTTTATTCAGAGACTGAGAAACGTTTATGGCATTTATATCACCTCCTTGAAGAGTGACTTTAGTAGCTTTAGAACGTCTAACAGCTTCTTTAGTTTTAGGTTTATTAACTTTAGCAGCCATGTAATTGCCCTGTTGTTCCACTTCTGGACCAAACATGGAAATCAAACCTGCTAGTGTTGCCTTAAAAGAAGGCCATAAAGAATAGCTCACTCCTGCAACTACTAATCCCAGCACCAGTTTTTGAGCTAGTGTGTTTCCGGTGATTTTGCAGCA